CTGTTCCATCGCGATGGGGACAAAGACATTGCCAGCCGGCATCGTGCCCGTACTCTTGCCGTTCTTCTTCCAGCGGCGCGGCGGACTTTTCGTGGCCCGTTCGTAGATGTAGGCGTGCCGCGCCCGGTTGCGGACGATCGCGACGGCGCTGACGGCATCGCTGCGCGTCTCGACACTCACGCCGCGCTTGAGCGCGCCCGTCGGACCCGTCGGATACGCGCTCACGATCTGGGCCGCCGCCGCCGAGGCCGCGCCGCGCACGATCCCGTCGGCCTCGTGGACGAGGTCGGCGGGCAGCGACTTCAGCGCCTCGCGCAGGTCGTCGAGGCCGGTGATTTTCAGTTCACTCCCCGCCATGACGCCCCACCACTTCCGCACAGAGCAGGATCACTTCGATCTGCTGCTCGTCGACGTCCGTCACGCTCTGCACCTGGAACGTGCGCGCCCCGAAATGCACGCGCGTCTCGAGGTTGATCCCCGGATGAAACCGCCCGCGCAGCTGCTGGCCCGCGATGCCCTCGCCCACCGACGCGCCCGCCGACTGGATCGCGCAGGCCCAGGTCGGCGGATCGAGCGGCCCCGCCGGATCGTCGAGCGTCACCAGATGCCGATACGCCCCAATGCCCATGGCTACGCCAGCGCCGGGTCGCGATACATCGCGAGCATCCGCCGCAGAATGTTCCAGATCACGGCCTCGTCCCGATTGGTGAGCCCGAGATCGTCGCCGCGGTGTTCGTAGTAGTGCGTGAGCAATTGCAGGATCGCGTTCTTCACCTCGAGCGGCGCGGTGGCCGGCGTCCACGTCGCATCGCCCGCGGGGCCGAGGTACGCGAGGATGCCCTCCTGGGCTGCCGCCAGCTTCTGATCGACGTCGGCGTCGTGCGCGGTATCGGTGATCCGCAGATGAATCTTCGCCTCGGCCAGCGTCCAGAGCGGGCCGGCGAGCGTCACGCGCGAATAGACGAGCGTCGTCATGCGTCCTCCGTGGCGGCGTCCGCGGACACGGCCGGCGGCGGCGCGGGCGTCGAGGGCGGCGCCGGGGCGCTGAGATCGCGCATCGCGAGTGCCTCGAGTGAGTAGTACTGTTGCTGGACCATTGGCGAGTCACCGCCGGGCACGGGCCCGAGGCCGAAGTACTTCAGCCGCGCTTCGTTCGGCGACATCGCGCCCGCGCTGATCGCATCGTGCGCGGCCTTGGTCTTGGTCGCCGTATCCATCCAGATCAGATCGTCGAGATCGAATTCGGTGCCGTAGGGCGCGGGCAGCTCGATCCCCAGATCCATCGCCGCTTCGATCGCCGTCAGATGCGTCTGCAAACATTGCGAGTGGTACTGCAACGTCGAGGCTTCGTTATTCGCATACGGCGGCTGCTGGCTGGAATCGACCATGGAGATTGGCACGCCGAAACAGCCCGCGATCGTTTTCGCCGTCCAGCTCATCTGGTCGACCCACTGCGCCTCTTCCGCCGACGTGCCCACGGGCTCGTACTTCATGCCGTTGCCGACAATGGCCGTCTTATTTGGGCCGAGCGCGTGCCACGTCTCGGAGAGCCGTTTCGCGGTTTCCGGATCGATCTCGGTCGGCGCGATCAGCATCCCGCTGGGCCGGCCGCCGGCCGCGAAGAACGACGTGCTGGACGCCTGCATCGCCAGCCCCTGCGTCGCGGCGCCGCCGCAGGCGTAGAGCGGCGACAGGCCCACGAGCGGATGGAACGCGCAGTTCCAGCGATCGTGAATCAGCTCGCGCGCCGGGACGACGAGCGGCCCGGCCACGCCGGCCAGGTCGTTGGTTTGCAGCTCGTAGTACACGCTGCCATCGGGCGCGACGAGCGGCTTCACGCGACACGGGTCGAGCACATAGAGCGACGTCACGACGCCGCGCTGATCGCGGTCTTTTAGGACGTACGTGTTGCCCCAGAGCAGCTTGCTGATCATCCAGACTTCGAAGAACTGCGCGGGCGTCTGGTAGCGATTGGGCGTGCGGAGGACGGGCGAAAACGCCGGGCTCGTCGTCTCGTGCCAGATCCCGTTAGCATCGACGGCGACGAGCCGCAGCGGGAGTTTCCCGATGTCGGACGCGATGAGCGACACGCAGCGGAACACGACGGGGTTATTCAGCGCCGTTTCTGGCCGGATCTCGACGTTCTGCTGCCAGGCGCCGGTATACGGTTCGCGGACGACCGGCATCCACGACCGCCCCGCCGACGGCATCGAGGGCGGCACGAGCGCCGCCGCCTTGATCTCCAGCCGACGGCCGAAGAGGGTGACGCCGAAGTGCATCGTCAGCCCTTCTTCTTTTTGGGCGTCGCGGCCGGCGTGTCATCCGGCCGCGCCCAATGCCGCGCGATCAGGAAATCGACGTGATCGGCCTCGGCCTCGTAGACGTCGTCGGCGTCGTAGTCCTTCCCGTCGTAGGCGTGGGGCTCCAGCGCCCGCACGAGGACCTTTTTCGGGGTGTCCGGCATGGCCGTTACCCGACGTAGGTCTGGACGACGATCTGGACGCAGCCCGTGCGGGCGCGCTTCCAGTTGATGAACCGCTCGGCGCGCAGGCCGACGAGGTTCATTTGCCAGAGCGAGGTCATCACGACCGTCGCATCGGGCGCGGCCATCGGGGCCGAATCCATCTGCAACGAAGCTTCGCGGCTGACGTCGATCGTCACGCCGCCGTCGTCGGCCATGATGATGCAATCGGGCGCGAGCAGGATGTTATTGGCGCCCAGCACTTGACTGGTGATCACGGTGATTCCCCGGACGGTCCCGCCCTGCGCGTCGAGCGTCGGGAACAGCGGGTTCCCGAGCGGATTGAGCGCCCCGGCCAGCGCCAGCGCGTTCGCCTCCGACATCAGGAGCACGGCGCCGCGCGCCGAGATGTTCGCCGCCGACATCGCCGACAGCATCGCCTGGACGTCGGTGCGCGCATTCGCGCCGGACGTGCCGGCCGACGTGATCGGCGTGACACCGTTGGTGATCGAGCCCGGCGACACGTTGGTCACGGGCGCCTTGGCCGGATCGGTGAATTCCTGATCGAGGAAGTACGCGATCCCGTTGATCATGTCGCGGCGGATCACCGCTTCGGCCGACGGCGACGACGTGCGCGCCAGTTCTTCGGTGATCACGATGATCCCGGCGCACTTGGTGACGCCAAGCGTCACCGTGCCGAAGGTCAGCTTGCCCACCGGCTTCGGCGCGCCCTGGCCGACCCAGCCATAGGTGCCGCCGCTGTTCTGCGCGGGGATCGACACGTTGAAGGGGACCTTGTTGATGCCGGGGATCCGGCCGATCACCGTCGCCGGCCGCAGCATCTCAATGAATTCATTGGCCAGCGGCTGGATCTGCACCAGCGGCCCGGCCCACGTCGCGTCGGTGGTCGTGCCCGCGGCGACGGCCGCCTTGAGCGCCAGCTCCACCTCGGGCGTCGAATCCGCCCACCGCTTCGCGTACTCCGCGGCGTGCATCAGTGATCCATCGGCACACGCCATCGCCTGGGCGTACCGGATAAACGCGGTGCCGGGCGCGACGTTCGCCTTGACCGAAATCCGCGGCAGCGACGACGGCCGCGCCGACGGGGCGGACGGCACGGGCTGCGCGGTCGTGATCTGCATCCGCTCCATCTCGCGCCAGCGGCCGAGGTCGGCATCGATCGACTTGACTTGCAACGTCAGGCCGTCATGCTCCGTCGCCTGGTCGGCTTCGAGCGTCTGACTCTCGCCCGCGGCGGTTTCCATGATCTCGGTCATGCGCGCGGCCAGGGCGGCGCGCTTGTTCTCCAGCGCCTGGATGTGTTCGGTCGACGTCTGCTTCATTGGGGGCTCCGTGCGGCGCGACGCCGCGAGTGATTTAACGAGTCGGATCGTGGCGTTCGCGTTTGCGGGAATCGTGACGAGTGACAGTTCACAAATTTCGGTTTTGACGAGTTTGCGCGCGCCGCTTTTGAGGTACTGCACGCCGCCGTCAAGGACGCGATAGCCGATCGAGGCGCCCGAGATCACGCCGGCCTTCAGACACTGCCAGGCATCATCGATGCGCGCCTTGAGCGGGCCGGCCTCGTCGACGGTCGGAAAGGTCGCCTCAAACGTGATCCCGGCGGCCGTGGCCGTCAGGTACGCCGTCCCGATCGGGTGCGTGGCGTCGTGATGCAGGAGGAGCGGGATGGGATTCTTGAACGTGGCGCCGGCCGGGTCGAAAATATCGCCCTGGCGATCGAGTTCGGGCGTCGAGGCCAGGCCGCTGATGGTGCGGCGCGACGGCTCGACCGTTTTGACTTCGAGGAGCGAATAGGCGCGGTCCAACGGGATAGACAATGCGCCCGGGTCCGCGGCGGTGTCTATTTGTGTGGATTTTGTGTTACCGCCCGCGCGACCACGCGCCGCAACCATTCGGCATGCGTCATCCGCGCCGCCGTCGCCTGCTGCTGGGTCAGATCGTACTGTTTCGCCGGCAGTCGCACATGGACGACGACTGACTCATCCTCCGGCGAGATCCGCGGTCGGCCGCGCTTCATCCGACCACCAGCATTTGATAGCTCGGCGTGACGGCTTGCGCCTGGCGCTGCATGAGATCGACGGCCATGATGAGCGCCACGACCCCGTCGATGCGTTCGGTCGATTTGGTTTTGGATGGTTTCAGGTTGCCCGCCGGATCGCTTTCGACGGCGACGTTGCTGATATTCCACCGGAGGACCGGGTGCCCGTCGTGCCGCAGCCGGCGGCTCAAGACCGCTTGCTCGAGGGCTTTGGTCGGCGCCGACAGCGACGCGAAGCCTTGGCGCATCGAGACACACGGCAGGCCGTCCTGCTGCTGCAAGCGCGACACCAGATCCGTCGCGTTCCACGGATCGAAGGCGATCTGTTGCAGCGAAAACTCGGTCGCCCAGCCTTGCAGCACGGCCCGGATCGCGTCGTAGTCGACGACCGCGCCCGGCGTGGCCGTGAGCAGCCCCCGCCGCATCCACTCGTCGTACGGCACATGATCGCGCCGGCTGCGCTCGCGGATCCGCTCGGCGGGGACAAAGAACTTGGCGAGCACGTCAAAGCCGTGATCGTCGGGGAACACGGCGACGAGCGCGGTCAGGTCGGTCGTCGTGCTCAGGTCCATCCCGACATAGCAGCGACGCCCGATGAGCCGCGCCCGATCGATTGGCGCCTCGCAGGCTTCCCAATCCGCCAGGGCGAGCCAGCGCGACGCCTGTTCGGTCCACTGGTTGAGGTACAGCCGGCGGAAGGTGTTCTCCTGCGCCGGGATTTCCTTGGCCCGCGCGCAGAGAATTTGCATTTCCTCGAGCGAGCGGAAATCCCCCAGCGCGGGGTTGGCCTTCTGCCACACGCGCCGCTTCGTCCAGTCGGCGCCCTCGGGCGCTTCGTACAGGATCGGGAGAAACGACGGATCGAGGGACGGCTTTTCAAGCACTTTCTTCGCGTGCGTGTACAGCTCCCACAGGATGGAGTTGCGATCAAACCCCGCCGTGGAAATCACGAGCAAGAGCGGCTGCGTGCGCGCCCCCATCGACGTACTGAGCACGTCGTACAGCTCGCGACTCGGCGCCGCGTGCAGCTCGTCGTAAATCACCATCGACGCATTGAAGCCGTGCTTACTGTACGCCTCGGCCGAGATCGCGCGGTAAAAGCTGCCGCTCGCGCGGTGCGTGATGCGCTTGTGCGACTCGACGATGTAACACTCACGGTCCAGCGCCGGATCGTTCCGGAGCATTTGCGCCGCCATGCCAAAGACGAGACTGGCCTGGTCCCGATCGGACGCCGCCGAATACACTTCGGCCCCGGTCTCGCCGTCCGCCAGCAGCCCGTACAACGCAATGGCCGCGGCCAAGGCGGACTTCCCATTCTTTCGCGGCAGCATCAACAAGCACGTGCGGTACTGCCGCAACCCATCGGGGCGTTTCTTAAACAGCTCCCGCACAATCTTGAGCTGCCACGGCCGCAGATGGAACGTCTGTCCCGCAGACGCGCCCTTGGTGTGCGTCAGCCGGTTGATAAACGCGATCGGATCCTGCGGGGCCGCGGGTGGACCCGTGGGGCCATCGTTGCGGATGGGTGCGTTCCGGTTCCAGGCGACGCGACCGCTCCGTGCTTGCGGGATTAGGGCCGAATTAGCCACGATTCAGATAGGCTCCAGTCGCACGTCAG